TTCTTATCAGTAGCCACTTATAAGAATGAGTAGCCCCTCATACATGCAGCTACCTAAAAAAATAAATCCTAACCTCTTAGGAAATGTTAAGAATCTGCCCATAGAAGAGCAGGAAAAGCTTCTTAACCTATTAAAAGAATTAAAAGACGCCGAGGACAAGGAACAAGCCAGAGATGGCTTTATGCCTTTCATTAAGCGTGTATGGCCTGCCTTTATTGAGGGGCGGCACCATAAGCTCATGGCAGAAGCCTTTGAACGGGTAGTTAATGGTGAGCTTAAAAGGCTAATCATTAACATGCCGCCAAGGCACACCAAGTCGGAGTTTGCTTCTTATCTGCTCCCAGCTTGGTTTCTAGGCCAGTATCCAGAGAAAAAGATTATTCAAACAGCCCACACCGCAGAGCTGAGTGTTGGTTTTGGTAGAAAGGTTCGTAACCTCGTTGATAGTGAGGATTACAAGGATATCTTTCCGGCATTAGCTTTACGGGCAGACTCAAAGGCAGCGGGACGCTGGAGTACCAGCAAAGGCGGAGAATACTTCGCTATTGGTGTTGGCGGCGCTGTTACGGGTAAGGGTGCTGATCTGTTGATCATTGATGACCCTCACAGCGAGCAAGAGGGTCAAAGTGCAGACCCCGGTGTCTTTGATAAGGTTTATGACTGGTACACATCAGGGCCAAGGCAGCGGCTTCAGCCCGGAGGGGCGATCATCATTGTGATGACCCGCTGGCATAAAAGAGACCTGACCGGCAAAATTATTAAAACATCTGTCCAGCGAGAGGGGATGGATGAATGGGAACTCATTGAATTCCCCGCTATCATGCCCTCTGGTAAGGCTTTGTGGCCTGAGTTCTGGTCTTTAAAGGAGCTGGAGGCGCTAAGAAGTGAACTCCCGGCACCCAAGTGGAATGCCCAGTACCAGCAAGACCCATCCTCAGAAGAAGGGGCGTTGGTCAAAAGGGAGTGGTGGCAGAAATGGGAACACAAAGAACCACCCCAGTGTGAGTTTATTATCCAATCATGGGACACCGCCTTCTTAAAGACCCAGCGGGCCGACTACTCTGCCTGCACCACATGGGGTGTTTTCTATAAGCCTGACGAGCATGGTGCCACCCAACCCAATATTATCCTGCTGGATGCCTACAAGGAACGGCTGGAGTTTCCAGAACTCAAGAAACGAGCAATGGAGATGTACAAGGAATTTGAACCCGATGCCTGCATTGTTGAGGCCAAGGCGGCGGGTACGCCTCTTATTTTCGAGTTAAGAGCAATGGGCATCCCAGTGGGGGAATACACTCCTTCAAGGGGCAACGATAAAATATCAAGGGTTAATGCGGTATCAGACCTCTTTGCTTCTGGCATAGTTTGGTGCCCAGAGACCCGCTTTGCCGAGGAGGTGATCGAAGAATTTGCGGCTTTTCCTGCCGGGGAGCACGACGACCTCGTTGACTCCTCTACGCAGGCACTGCTTAGGTTTAGGCAGGGAGGCTTCCTTCGTTTGAACTCTGACGAAGAAGATGAGCCTTTCTACCCGAAAAGGGCTGAATACTACTAGTGGCTTTTTTGCAGAGCAACATACCCTACTTTAAGTGCTGGGTAAGGAAAGAGTACACGCACAACAACCAGAAGTATCATGGGGAGTTTCTTCATGCTATGGCGGTTGCTGTAACAACAATGCCGTCTAGGTGCCTAAGCTTTCAGGTAATATTTACTGGGGCAGAGACCTACGACAACGAGGAGCCAAACGTTCATGGCGGTGCCATGTGGGCCAGAATGCCTATTACGGCATTAGTTGGGGATACGCCCTTTGAGGAATGGCCCCAAGAATTACCCGTATGGGCAGCGCAGCCGTGGGATTGCATGTCACACACCCACGCAGTCTATAAGATAGAAAGAGCTTCTCCTGCACCTTGGATCGCCAAGGTAGATGGGGACTTCTATCCGGCAAAATATTACTTCACGGTAGATTACACAGACAGTGAGGTAGCAGATGACCCTGCACAACATAAGCAAAGTCATGTTCTTGAGCTTCTCGATGCTGGCGAATATACCGGCAATATAATTGCTTTGCCAAATAATCGAGTTAGGGTTACTCACCCTGCTTGGTTTGAAGCGGGAGAAGGCGCACCTGACTTCAGGCCCAATCAGAAAACCTACAACTCTAAAGATGATGTAGAGTACATTCACGATACAGAGCGGGTGTTCAATAACCTGTACAGCGAGGATTAAATGAAGAAGTCAAAAGGATATATGGGTGGCGGCAAGCTAAAAAAGCAGCCAAAAATGATGGCTTCTGGAGGCCCGACCGCTCTCAAGAATGACATGAAGAAGTCGAAGGGTATGGCGGCAGGGGGTGTCTTTGTTTCCAGCGGAGCGCCTATCCCCAAGAAGACCGCTGCCAGAGGCTCTGGCGCAGCAAGAACCCAGTATTTCAGGAAGAATGGCTAAATGGCTATTGATCGCGCCCTAAGAACACCCACGCCTGTCGGACAAGACATGGGCGAGATAGAGATAGAGATAGAAAACCCGGAATCGGTTTCTGTTGAAACAGAGGACGGCGGGATCTTAATTGACTTCGGCCCTGAAGCCGGTGGCCTAGAAGGCGCTGACCACAACGCCAATCTGGCAGAATTCCTAGATCCCAGAGAGCTTACCTCGCTGTCATCTGAATTAGTGGGGCATTTCAAGACCGACAAGGAAAGCCGCTCAGATTGGGAAAAATCCTATATCGACGGCCTTGAACTCCTTGGTCTCAAGCATGAAGACAGGACGACCCCGTGGGATGGTGCCTGCGGCGTGTTCCACCCGCTCTTAACCGAGGCGGTGATCCGGTTCCAGTCTCAAGCGATACAGGAACTATTCCCCGCCAGCGGCCCTGTGAGAACCAATATTGTCGGTGTCATTGATGCCGAGAAGGAAAAACAGTCCCACAGGGTACAGAACTACCTGAATTATCTTGTCACAGAGAAAATGACAGAGTACCGCACCGAAACGGAACGGATGCTGTTCTCACTGCCTTTGGCTGGCTCCGCCTTCAGGAAGGTTTATTTCGACCCAGCGATGAACAGGCCGTGCAGTATGTTTGTCCCCGCCGAAGACTTCGTTGTCAGTTACGGGGCATCCGATCTGGCGACCTGTGAACGCGCTACCCATGTCATGAAGAAGAGCCCGAACGATATTCGGAAGCTTCAGGTCTCAGGATTTTATCTAGACATCGACTTGGGTTCGGCATCCTCTGACCCAGATAAGGTCAAAGAGAAGTACAGTGAGCTAACCGGCGACAACGGCAGCTATGAATCTGACTCAAGACACACCCTGCTGGAGATGCTGGTCGATCTAGACCTCCCCGGTTTTGAAGATACACGGGACGGTGAGCCGACAGGGATCAGTTTGCCCTATGTGGTTACCATTGACCTGTCATCAGGTTCTATTTTGTCGGTCAGGCGCAACTGGTACGAAGAAGATTCCCTTAAAAACAAGCGGGAACACTTCGTTCACTACCAGTACATCCCCGGATTAGGCTTCTATGGCTTCGGGTTGATCCACATGATCGGCGGATTAGCCAAGTCTGCTACCTCATTGCTCCGGCAACTGGTCGATGCGGGCACCTTGTCCAACCTTCCGGGTGGTTTGAAGGCCAGAGGCCTGCGAATCAAGGGTGATGACACCCCAATCATGCCCGGAGAGTTCCGAGATGTGGATGTTCCCGGTGGCACCATCAAGGAAAACATCAGCTTCCTCCCGTATAAGGAGCCGAGCGGTGTTCTGTACCAGCTTTTGGGCAACATTGTGGACGAAGGCCGGAGATTTGCCTCTGCCGCTGACGTAAAAGTCGCGGATATGAGCGCAGAAGCGCCGGTTGGCACCACTTTGGCGATCTTAGAGCGGTCAATGAAGGTCATGAGCGCGATTCAGGCCAGATTACACGCCTCAATGCGCGCAGAATTGAAATTATTGGCGAATCTGGTGCGAGATTTCGGGCCAGAGGCGTATCCCTACGTTATGGACAGCGAAACCCCTGTTTCAGAGGATTTTGACGACAGAATTGACATTATCCCGGTCTCTGACCCTAATTCGGGCACAATGGCCCAGCGGATTATGCAATATCAGGCGGC